CAACACCTACCTCGGCCAGACCTGGAAGGAGCAGGGCGAAAGCCTGGACGATGTGAGCCTGATCAGCCGGCTGGAGGATTACCAGGCCGCCGCCCTGCCGCTGGCCCTGGTCAGCGCCGGGGTGGATGTGCAGAAGGACCGCCTGGAGGCCACCGTCGTCGGCTGGGGCGCCGGCGAGGAGGCGTGGGTGCTAGACCACTTCATCATTCCCGGCGATACCACCGCCGCCGAGGTCTGGGAGGAACTGCATGACACCCTGCTGGACGCGGCGGTGCAGATCGCCGCCCTCGATTCGGGCTACAACACCAGCCTGGTTTACGACTTCTGCCGTCGCCGGCCCTGGTGCGTGGCCATCAAGGGCGTGCCGGGCCTGTTCCGCCCCCTGGTCGAAGACGAACGCCGTCGCCGCCAACGCCGCCGCCGCAAGACCCGTACCGGCCTGCAAGTGGAGCCCATCGGCGTGGACCAGGGCAAGGGCCTGCTCTATGCCCGCCTCAAACTGCCCCAGGCCCCCACCCAGGCCAGCCCACGCCCGGGCTACGTCCATTTTCCGCGCGGCGGCGCCTGCGATGATGAGTATTTCGCCCAGATCGGCGCCGAGCGCCTGGTGACCAAGTTCCGCGGCTCCCGCCCCTTCCAAGAGTGGGTGCAGACCCGCCCGCGCAACGAGGCCCTCGATTGCCTGGTCTATGCCCTCGCCGCCATGCGCCTGAGCAACGTGGACCTCGCCCAGGTCACGGCCCGCCGCGTCGCGGATCCCGCCTATACGCCGCGCGCCGTGGGGCTGCGCCCCCTCCCGCCGCCCCCCGTGCCGCTGGCGGAGCAAGAAGGCGAAGAGGGCTTACCCGCGGGCGTGGCCCCCGCCGCCCGCCCCGCGCCCAGCCGCCCGCCACCGCGCGCCAAACCGCCGCGCGGCCGCGGCCTGGCGCCCGAAGGCTGGGGTCTGTAGATGCCCGCGGCGGAAGACGATGTGCTGGCCGTTATCGTCGATGCCGCCCTGCTCGCCGCCCGCGCTGAAGGGCTAACGGTTCCCGCCGCGCAACGGCTGGCCGCCAAGATTTGTGAAAGGCTGCGGCGGGAGCTGGGCACGCTGCGCGTCTATGTGCCCGCCGCCGACCGCGCCGCCCGCGACCGCGCCATCCTCGCCGGGCGCCTCGCCGGGGATAGTCGCGCCACCATCGCCGCCCGTGTCGGCGTGTCCCTGGATACCGTGGATCGCGTCGTCCGCCGTCAAACACAAAAACGGCGCCCGCCCGGTAATGGGCTGGCGCCGGAAGGGTGGGGCTTATAGGGCGGGGCTGGGCCTGGCAGCCTTTGCGCGGCGGTATTTGGCCGCCTGTTTGCATCGCTCCGAGCAATACTTGGCCCGCCGGTCCTTGGCGGTGAAGGTGGTGCCGCAGACCTGGCATCGGTAGGCACGAGTCGGGCGCATCGCCGCCAGGGCGGCGCCGGGGGTGGATGCCTGGCTCATGGTGCATCCTCCGGCAGCAGCCCCATGTTGGTGAGGGCGCGGTCCAGCAGTCTGGCCGTAGCCAGATCGCAGTCTTCCACCCATATGCGCGGATTTTCATGGCGCGGCGGGTAGCCAATGCCAGCTTGCGGGCATGAGGTGGCCTTCTGGACTATGCCGTCGAGCTTGTGTTCTTGGTCCGCCGTCAAGTGGCGGGAGAGATTGCGGTAATAAGTCATGATGCCTCTCCCGGAAACAGGATGGGCCGCAGCAATTCCACGATGCGGTTCATGTCGCCAACATTACCCCAATGGGTTTGCTCGCTGGGCGCTGGCATGTCCTCGACTTGCTCCCGGATTGCCTCCAGGAGGGCAAGGGCCTCGGCATGGGCTTCGGCATAAGCGTCTTCTGGGTTGCGTGTGGTGGTCATTTTCTCTCTCCGGTTGTGGCCCGTCCGTGGGCCTGGAATTGGTTATAACCGGCTCGCGTTAAATCGGCCCGCGAGCGTCTCTGCTGATTTTTGGTCGGCGGCCGTCGTCACATAAACTTCGCCGCCGTCATCCATCACCTGCACCACGTCGCACCCAACTGGCACGAACTCGACAATTTTCGGCTTTACAGTCCGAAAGGTTGATCTGTCGATGTCTTGCCCAAATTCAGCAATGGCTTTTTCGATGGATTCCGCAACTACCCATTGCCCAGCATACTGGCCTGATGTTGCTTTGACTTCGTACATTGTCTCTCTCCGATTGTGGCCCGTCCGTGGCCGGGGTTGTTATTTGAAGACGGGGCAGATGGTCGAAGCGCCACAGGCGTGCTTGACGATCCAAAGATCGAAAGCCATTCCGTCCTCGGATTGGTCGCGGATGACGAAGACGCTTGGCGCCACTTCTTCCAGGCTTGCGCCCATGTCAGCGGCGAACCGCTCGGGGGCGGCAAGGATTTCGTCGGCGAAGTCAGCGGAAGCTTCTGCGCCAGAAAGGCTGGAAATCTGTGCAAGGTGGCTGTTTTTGATGCTGGCGGTCAGGATAGTCATTTTCTCTCTCCGGTTGCGGCCCGTCCGTGGGCCGGGGGTTGGTTATTTGTAGTAAAGGTCTTGCCTGGTTTGTTGGAAGGCGCCGATTGGGTAGTAGCCTTTAGCGGCGTGGTAGGCGTTGAGAAGATCGGTGAAGTGGTAAAATGTTTCGCCGTTGAAATGGTATTTGGTGGTGTTCGTGGGATTGCGGTACGAGGGCCTGCCCTTGTATTCGTTCATGGTGTTCATGATCTCTCTCCAGTTGCGTCGTGATTGGTCTTGGTCTCTTTGGTCTCCCGGTCGGTCCGTGGGTGTTCGGGCCGGGAGGGAGGGTCTTCGGTTCTAGCCGGTGTTCCCCTTCCCTTGATTAATATTCTACACCATAGCGCAAGAAGGTCAAGGGTCTTTTTGAACTATTTTTAACTTTTTTTCATCTTTTTTTCAGCCAGCCTACCTGCCGCATTTTCTGCCTAGTTTTGCGGCTAGCAGAGGGTCCATGCTGATGCCATGGCCCTTACCTCAGCCGATCTTGACGCCCTGGACCTCGCCATCGCCTCTGGAAAGTTAGCGGTGCGCATTGGTGACCGCATGATCACCTACCAGTCCCTGAGCGATCTCCTCAAGGCCCGCGATCACGTCGCCAAGCTGCTGTCCGCTGCCCCTACCCGCACGGCGCCGCGTTTCCGCACAGCGGTCTTCGATGATGCCTGATACCCCCATCGCTTCTCTGGCTGATCGCCTCATCCGTGCCCTGGCGCCGTCCTGGGCGTTGCGCCGTGAGCAGGCCCGCCGCGTGCTCGCCTATTACGAAGCCGCCCGCCCGGATCGCCAGCGCAAGGCCCGCCGCGAAGGTGGCACCGGCTCTCAGGCCGTGCGCCAGGGCAGCTTGTCCATTCGTGAGCAGGCTCGCCACCTGGAGCAGAATTCGGATCTCGCCCGGGCGGTCTTGCGGGTGATGGTCAACAACACCGTCGGCGCGGCCGGTATCCAGGTCGAGCCCACGCCGCTAGACGGCGCCGGTAAGGTCGATACCCTCACCGCCGCGGCCATTCTGGAAATCTGGGAGGAATGGGGCGAGGCGCCTGAAGTCACCCGGCAACTATCCTGGCCCAAGGTGCAGCGCCTGCTGGCCCGCAGCAAATTCCGCGATGGCGAGGCCCTGTGCCGCCTGCTCGGGCCCGCCGCGCCGGTGCGCCATGCCGGTGCCTTGCCTTTGTCCCTCGAATTGCTCGAAGCCGACTTCCTGCCGCTGGGCCATGACTCTGAATTCCAGGGCCGCAGCGTGCGCGATGGCATCGAACTGAATGCCTGGGGCCAGCCCTTGGCCTATTGGCTCTATCGCGGCCATCCCGGCGAGATCGGCGATCTGCGCGTGCCCTGGTCCACCCTCTCGCGCATTTCCGCTGATGACGTGCTCCACCTGGCGCAGCGCGACCGCCTGCACCAGCGCCGCGGCATGTCCGATTTTGCCTCCATCCTGGAGCGCCTCGACCACCTCAGGGACTACGAAACCTCCGAAACCGTCGCTGCGAAGGTGGCCGCGTCCATGGGCGCCGCCATCAAGAAAGGCACGCCTGACCTGTATAACGCCGAAGGCACCGATGCCGAGGGCGAGCCGCTGCCGCGTGACCTGATGTTCCGCGCCGGCATGATCTTCGACGATCTGCAACCCGGCGAATCCATCGAGATGATCGGCAACAACGGCCGCCCCAACTCGGGGTTGCTGGGCTTCCGCTCTGCCCTGTTGAAGGCCGCCACCGCTGGCGTCGGCGTGAGCCATTCCAGCGTCTCCCGCGAATATGACGGCTCCTACTCCGCCCGCCGCCAGGAGCTGGTTGATTCGTGGGTCGATTACGCCGTTTTGAGCCAGGACCTGGCCGCCGAGCTGGTCCGCCCCATCTACCGCCGCGTGGTGGCGACGGCGGTCGCTACCGGCCGCCTGCGCCTGCCGTCCGGCATGCCGCTGGCCCGCGCCGTCCAAGCCATGTACGTCACCCCCCAGATGCCCTGGGTTGATCCGGCCAAGGAGGCATCGGCCTGGGAGACACTACTGGGCTCCGGCCTGGCCTCAGGTCCCGAGGTCGTGCGCAAGCGTGGCCGCTCGCCAACGGATGTGCAGCGCGAAGAGCTGCAATGGCGTCGCCAGTGGCGCGAGGCCGATGAATCCCTGGCCTACCTCGCCCCGGTCGCCTCGCCCGCCGAATCCCTGCCGGAGCCAGACGACGACCCGGATGAACCGCCCGACTTAAATGAGGATGACGAGGAGGCCAATGCCTCCCGCCAGCCCCGGAGATCACTCCATGCCGTCCGCTGATGCTATGGCTATCACACTCCCGATCAATGCGCCCCTGAGCCTGCGCCAGGCCGTGCGCATGGGCTTGTCCATGCCGCTTGCTCGCCGCCCGGAAGCCGCCGCGCCCGTGACACCCCTGGCTATCGGCCCCTGGTGGCAGATTCAGGCCAAGGCCGCGCCCGCCGAGGATGCCGCCCCCACCACCGCTGAAGTCCTGATCTATGGCGACATCGGCGAATCCTGGGACGGCGAGAGCGTCGCCGCCAAGGATTTCGTGGTCGCTTTGCAAAAGGTGGAGGGTGCCGCACTGACGGTGCGCATCAATTCCTATGGCGGCTCGGTGACGGACGGCCTGGCCATCCATAACGCCCTGCAACGCCAGCGCGCATTTGGCCCGGTCAGTGTCGAGGTGGATGGCGTCGCCGCCTCCGCCGCCTCCCTGATTGCCATGGCCGGGGATAGTCTGAGCATGGCCGATAATGCCCTGCTGATGATCCATGCGCCCTGGGGCGGCTGCCTCGGCAATGCCACCGATATGCGCGAAATGGCGACCACCCTGGACTGCTACGCCCAGGCTATGGCCGGCGCCTATGTGCGTCCCGAGTTCAGCCGCGAGCAGGCATTGGCCCTGCTGTCGGACGGCGCCGATCATTGGTACACCGCCGCCGATGCCATCGCCGCCGGCCTGGTGGACCGCATCGGCCCCGCCGCGGCCGTCGCCGCTGCCGTGCCCGCGCGCTACCAGGCCCGCGCCGCCCTCTTTACCGCCGCCGTGGCCCCCGTGGCTGCGGCTATCCCGTCATCCCTATCCGCGCCCCCCGGCGCATTACCCGAGGAGCTTCCCATGTCCGACCAGGCCATGCCCCAGCCCTCCGCGCCGAACGTCGCGGAGATCACCGCCACTGCACAGGCAACCGCACAGGCTGATGCCCGCGCCGCCCTGGCTCGCCGTAACCTGGACCTGAAGGCCCGTTACGACGCTTTCCGCGCCGCCTATCCCGGCACCGACGAGGTTGTCCGTGGCTGCTACGATGCCGCCATGGCGGACATCGACGCCACCGCCGAGGGCTTCACCGCCGCCGTGCTGGCAAAACTGGCCGAAGGCCCTGGCCCCGTGGCCGGCGCCCATACCAGCCGCGCCACGATGGTCGAAGACGAGGCCGACAAGCGCAAAGAAGCCT